TTTCCTAAACGTCTTGTCTGTGCCTACATGCCTTCATTGGCATGCACGCCTCCTGGAAACAAGGGTATCCTTTGTTGGATTCCAGGACTTGTGCACAGAGATTTTCCTAATTGCACAGAGGTTGTAGATGTTTCTAATCGCAACCTTACAGTGATGACCATCCCATCCAAAGTGAAAGGGAAGATTGTTGCTACTGTTGTGACCAATGACTTAACGTCATGTGGTTCTGTGATTAATCACCATCTCCGTGATTCCCTCATGTATTCGTGCATGCAGCGCGACATGAAGAGGAATGAGAGTCAATCACAGCTCGGCTTGCAAATTGCCGAGAAGATGCCCGACTTGCCAAAGGTCGAGAATCCCAACATGAAAGATGAGATCGAGAGCGATGATGAAGGGAGTTCGGAGAAGTCTGAAGAGACCGACCCCGTTCCTACATCCCCGCGACCTATGGTATCGATCAAAGAGGAAGAGGTTCCTGTGAAGGATCCCTTGAAAAATGACATCGTCAATACTAAGAAAGGAGAGGAGGAGTACTTGAGGTTGACCAGAAATCGTGCACTCAAACGTGAAGTGAAGAAGGAGCTTGGCATTGAGCCCTCCCTCGGAAAAACCGTTTTGAATGCGATCTGGACTTCTGTCAAGGAAAACCTATCTGAGTATATTGACGCCGGAATTGATATCGCGGCTAACAAGTTTGGGTACGAGATTGGCATTCTTTTGATTACTATCAAGAATGGTCTCATGAAAACTGTTGATTGGGCTATTGATAACCCAGCTGCGATCGGTGGCTTTGTTGCCTTTGCGTTTGTGATGTGGAATTACAACCGTTTGAATCAGCATGCATTGGCGTACTATTTGAACGTGGCACCAGAGAATCTCAAGACTCTGACTGAAGTACCGATTCCGAAGAAGACTCACGAGAGCGTTGAAAGTGTGTTCCCTTTGACGGGAGTACTCGGCGTGATCGGGGAGCACCCCAGCATCCTTTTTTGGACTGCAGGCTTGCTTGGAACCTGGAAAGGGTTGACATCCAAGACGCCTCATGTGGAAGGTGAGATTAGTCTCTATTCCATATTGAATCAAGTCGTGATGGGAACTGGGACATTCATGGCAGTGACATCTCTGCTGTTGAGTGCAATGAATCTTTCTGCCTTTGTGCGCTCGCAAAAACCCGAGCGCTTCTTCCATGTGCCAAACCCCCGAAAGGATGAGGCTAGGAATACACATATTCTGAGAAAGGAACAGAAAGTTGAGTACCATTCTGGCCCAGTCAAAGCAACTGAGGCACAGAAGCAACAGCGCGAGCAAGCGCTCAGGTTGATGGGAGTGAAGATTCCTGAACCTGTGGTACAAGAGCGTGTGAAACCTTGTCGGGGTTGTGACCTCTACGGAAATAATTGTTTTAAGCATGGCGATGGTGAGAAATCACGAACAACAAATCGCCAGCAAAAGAAGCTTAACAAGGCCGTGGGTTCAAAGGCACAATTCCATTCTGCGAAGAAGACTGCCACTCCCAAGCAGGAGAATGTGCAGAAGCCTCGTCAGCGAAACCGCAAGCAGAAGAATGCTAAGAGGGGTAAGAATTGGGACGTCTATGGTGATGTCTCCAATCCCGAACAGCTCGTCTGCCAATACGGGCATGAATGCTCATCGAGGTCTTGCAAGTTCAAGCATCCTCCGCAGATGCACGCAAAAGGCGATTCCAAACCGTGGAGGAATCGTAAGGGCAAACCGCACGAAAAGGCGGGAAAGAAGAACAAGGAAGGAACCAGTTCAGGTGCTCAAGATCCGGAGAACGTGAGCAACCAGTTGAAGAATGATCCAAAGGTTATGCAGTACGGTGAGGAGACGTACCTCAACCCGAAGTTTCGTCATGTCGACGAGCCGAAGATGCGAACTGGAAAGTTGTCTGAACAGACAATTCGCATGATTGAAAATGACTTCGAGCGCGTGCCTTGGGGCGATTTGGGCTCTGACGATGAGTATCACTCTCGCAACCCGCGCACCCCCCCCCCTCCTAGGTGCATCCAAGTGAATAAGGGTGGAGTGGAAATCAAATACCTCATCGACCAGGATAGGGGCTATATGAAGCCAGAAAAGACTTATACAGCTCCGATGAAGGATATTCAATTTCATTCGAAGATCTCTGACCAGGCGATCCGGAAAAACATCGTCAAGGTCATGAAAGGCGAACAAGATATCGCCTGGGGTTACCTTTTGAATGAGCTTGTCATGATTTGCCCTCGTCATTATGAGGGTGTGACAGCCATTCGCTACAAATCGGGTTCGCAGTGGAAGACTGTGCCATGTTCGCTGTATGCGAACATACCCGTGAACTCTCTTGATAGTATCAACGTGTATCAATTGGCGACGAAGGTCCCATGCACGTCTGTGCCCCTTGGAGTTCCACCATCCAGTTTTGCCGGTCTTTTGTTAGCCCCTGGTTTTCTCCAGTTTGGTGGCATCAATACCGTTGAAGGCGTGTTGCAATATCGCGCCGAGTCCGTCAAGGGCGACTGTGGACAGGTGATGGTCGATGGTGAGACTGGCAACGTTGTTGGAATGCACGTTGCCAAAGAAAAATGTGCAGACAAGCTTGGTCTTGGTCTGCCTTTCACCCCGCAAGTCCTCTCTGCTTTGGAGGGTTTTCGGAATTAACTCATCCGGTGTACCCCCTGGTCTGTCTGAGACCCGGCACCCCATTCCGTGTATTCAAAAACATAGAATTTCGAGGTGTTGTTGCCAAGCGTAAGCTGGGAACGAAGTCCGCATTTGTGCGTGATCTTTCAGTACCCTTCACTGGCAAGCCTGAGTACTGCTCTCAATTGGGAGGCGGGTATTCATTGGCGGAATTAGGCAGTCTGGATGAGTTATTGGATCGACTACAAAAATATGATAAGGTGGATCTTCCATTGCAACGCGATCGAGCGTTGATGGCCATTCGCCACTTCACTGATAAAATCGGCCATTGTGAGTTTCTTACTCCTTTGATTGCGTACGGTGAGATGGAAGCGAATTCTTCCCCTGGCTATGGCGCCAGAGAAAATGGAGTGAATTCGCGAAAAGACCCCAAGATGTTAGAATATCTTGCTGGGTATTACCATGCTTCTCTTAAACAGCCGCATCATGTTATCATATCGGCGTCTCAGAAAGATGAGATGAGAGCTTGGGAGAATGGAAAAGTGAAGACGCCACGACTCTTCACTGCGTATCCCCCGGAACATACATTCCTTGCCACTATAGTCCTTGGAGATTTTCTCAGGCAATTTTATGAGCATCGATTTTGTGTCGATGGCTCCGTGTCAGCAGTTGGCGATCCCATGCAAAAGGGCGCGATGGCTGTGTACGAAAAGGAATTGGATAAACGTCCCTTCCTGTACTGCACTGACACGAGTGGTCAAGATGCATCCGTGAGCCGTGAGTTCATTGAGATGGTGTACGCTGAAATACGTACCAAATTCGTCCTGGATGAAGATGATTCGAGTTTGTTTGATGCTGTTCGATTTAACAGTGTTCACAAGATGATGTCCGTTGCTGGACAATTTTATCTCGTTTCACGTGGTCTGGGTTCTGGTGATTATCTGACAGTGGTCATTAACATAATGTGGCGCTTGTATATGATTCTTGATAACTACCACCATCGAGTGGAAAATTATTTTGAGGACAATACGACCGTCATAAATGGAGATGATCTCATAATGTCAAGTGAATTTGGAGACCTTGATCTCAATTCGCGTCACGCCACCATCACGTGGGCAGGAAGACCTGTTACTTGGGCAGAGATGGATTTCTGTTCAACAAGGTTCCGGCCATATATCCACCAGGATGCACAAAAGGTCAGAGCCGTCGTGTACGGCCGTCGTAGAGCTGCTCATCAACTCCACCCTGACCTGGAGATGCAGCGCCTCGGAGGGCTTTTGAGAGTCCTTTCCAATCGTGAGGTGTACGACGAGATCCTCGGTAAAATGGAGGTCCTACGGGACAAACATAATCTCTTTCAAGAGTTCGATGATCTTTGGATATCATTTGAGGAGTTGTGGGAGAACTACAACTGTTGTCGTGAGTACTTGTAATGTGTGAGAATAGTAAGTGGGGTGATCGGAAGCTAACCCACTGAAAAGACTATGTCTTCTCGCAATACTGCTGTTAAACCGCGCAAACAACGCGGTCGCAAACAAAAAGGAAAACGGGGCCAAAAGCCCACAAGACAGCTCCCCAACAGGGGGCCTCGTCCTGTTCGCCGACGTAACAAGTCTGGCATGGTTGGCAAAAATACCAATAACAGGGCCATAGTCAAGCGAACTATGAAGCCACAAAATCGCAATGTGTACCCCATGGGTTTGAGAAAGAATCTCGCCCGTGGAAGGGACTATGACTGTCTTGAAGACGCTGAAACTGTTGGAGTCATTGCCTCAAATAACTCCTCAAATTTCGGTGTTCTTGCAACGTATGCCATCAATCCCGGGAATTCAACTACATTTCCTCTGCTTTCGGATGTCGCCCAGATATACGAAAAATATGAGTTCGAATATGTGGAATTCTATACCATTCCGGAAGTGTCCGGTTTCGCTACTGGAGGACAGACTGGATCATACTCCCTCTCTCCTTGCTTTGATGCAGGGAAAGGAGCACCTGGCTCCTACACGGCAGCATTGGACCTCTGTGCAAGGCAACCAGCTGCTATTGATTCTCCTGATGAGCCTCTCACTTACTATGCTACGTATAATCAAATGCATGATGACGAAAAAGTGAAATATGTCAGGATTGGACAATTGCCAGGTCAGGGTGATATTCACACCTATGATGCTGGAAACCTCTTCGTTTGTGCCGAAGGGTTGAGTGCAACACCATTCAATGTGGCTCGTTTGTGTGTTCGATACAAATGTCACTTTTATGATAGGATTGACAATGCTTCAATCTCTGCGCCTATGAACAATAGTGTTTCGCAGTTTATTGACACGACTAATGGCTGGGTCAGTAACACTCCCGGCCTGATGGTGTTTGCGACAGCTGCCTCAGCAGGTGGAAAAGGTCCAAACATCGTTGTGAATGGTTGTGGTTGCGTCAATACCAATGGAACTATAGTGCCACCACTTGGCAACTATATGCTGTACCTTACATGTATGGCAAATGACGCGACCACTGATGAGTTGACTACGATGGCACTTCAAGTCAAGCTGAATAACAACATCTTGTCTGTGAATGATAATTATACCACTTGGTATCTTGGAAGTGTCCAACAGGGTGTTGTGGCTTCCTATCAATCATTCATTTCATGCAATGGCACTGATGCAATTACTGTCATCGGCAATATGGCGTATTCTTCAGGAACCTTGACTACTGTCACAACCTTAACTCTTGTTGCCACTTAAATCGCTTGAGCATCTTGTTCGCGTCGTTCTGTGTAATCGTTAAACAACTGAAGTTATGTTTTATTCTTAGGGAAGAACCCTTTAAAAAGCAGTGAGTTTATTCTTTCAACTGGTATTAACCAAAAAGAACGTGGACAAAAGTCCCCCCGCCGTTGGTGTCGACCTGGAGCGAAAGCTCGGGCGGCCATTGGGGGGGCCAAAGTCCTCTCAGTGACCGTGAACGACATACGCG